TCTTAATCCATATGATGTTTCTGTTAACTCAACATTAAAGCCGAATACATTGTAATTAGTAGAAGAGTCTATAACGGTCTCATCATTTTCTTTTAATAAAGATACTGAGATCATCCTAGATGGTAATAAAAGTACGTCTGCTCCGCCTCCATAGGCCACTACGGACCCTTGAGACTTTCCTATAGAAAACCCTAGATAATTATCAATCATCATACGGGCCACACGCTCTGCTCCCACAATTTTTTCATAGGAGAAATAATTAGGATCTTCTGGTCTAGAAGAGAATCCTAATTCAGCAGAAATTTCATCTGGAGTAGCATAGGGAGTAGAAACATAAACATACTCAGTTTCTTGATTTAGTCTAGAATTTATAGTATATGACCAGACTACTTTGAGAACTCTGTCTACAGAAGTAGCAGACGATGGTAAGTTGTATGTATACTCTCCTGGATAGTCTGAATCTACTATTGTTGGAGATCCTGACGCTACTGATTGTCCTGATGAGGCATCAGTTACCACAACTGTCGGAGTTGCATCTGGCGCAGTAGGCAACCCATCCTCATAGGTTGTTAAATATATTGTTCCTACTCTACCAGTATAAATTTCTATCATTTATTCCTCCGATTTAGTTATAGTATTCCTGAACCTCTCTTGGAGTAGCCATTCTAAATCCAATTTGAGTATCAAAAATAAAGTCTGCGTCTTCCTGAGACATTGCTATATATGGATGCTCTCTTGTAAACTTATAGCCATTAATCTCGTATGCTGGGTTTTCTCTATCCATTCTTACTAGGACTGCATTATCCCCAGCCTTCTTGCTGGCCTTTGGTGCGGGAACATCTACTTCCGCTTTCTCTGCACCTAAGAACTTTGAATACATCTCGTATGAGATTCCTTCTTCAGTAAGTACAGAAATAACTTCATTCTTAGTTTTAAGACCTTCAAGTTCCACCCCGAAGTATTCTCCAACCTCACGAAGTTCTTTAATTTTCATTGTTGCAAAAGACATTTTTATCCTTTCTTTCTTCACCAATTATATCAGAAATAGCAAAAGGGGAGGATTTCTCCTCCCCTGATGCTAGTGCTAATAGTTAGATCAGGAAGCGACCTTAACGTTCTTAACAACTACGAAGGAATCAAGGTTTTCGATTTGCACACCTACACGAATGAAGAGTGTGTATTCGATTGTGTCCTTCTTTGGCTTGAACTCACGGTAAACTGTCACATCGCGCTTAATGCCGACGATGAAGTTTTGTGGGAATGTCAAGTGAACTTCACCATGCTGGCCTGTTGCACCTGAGTAGTCGCCTGCGCGAGTTTCATCAATTAGTGGAACTTCAACAACTGGAATGCCGAAGGCGAATGGTGTTACTCCACCTGGGGCTCCATCTGGTGATGCTGGGTTTCCGCGAAGAATGCTAGAAGCGATATCTTCTGGAGTTGCACTAATGTTTGTAAGGTTGTACAAGTAGTCTTGAACCAAGTTGCTTCCGGTGAAGAAGCGCAACTGGTTACGACGTTGCTTGTACTTGCGTGGCATGTCCTTGAGGGCACTGTTGAATACGGCCTTGCTGATTTCTGCACCGCCTGCATCAACAACATATCCACCTGTGAGTGCTAACTTACGGAAGCCATTGAATGCCTTGAGTAAGTTATTGCTAGACAGGGCTGTATCGCCATTGAGAGCGAGGTCTTCAACATCATTACCTGCTTGTGTTGCCATCAAACGGGCGATATGATCTTCAAGATCTGCACCTTCAATGTTGTCCTCAAGTGATTCGCTTGAGAGTTCCCAGTCAAGGCGTAGTTTCTTTGTTGTGAGTGATACCTTTGTGAAGGTGGCTCCACGATCTGTCTGGCCTGTTGTAGTGCCTTCAGTTGCGAGAACCATTAATCTCTCACCAACGCCTACCTTATCAATCTCTGTTGTGTCTGAACGCATACGAATTGTGCGTGCGACTCTTGTCAAGATTGTTGCGTCAAACATGTAGTCAATGAAACGGTTTGATTGCTCTGGCTTTAAAAGGCCACCACCGCCTGCACCAACCTCTGTTGTGTCGATTACTTTTTGTAAAAGTTCATTGCTCATTTTGCTTTTCACCTACCTTTCGAATTTTGGTTATTATAGGTCACGAACGCCGAGGAAAGAGCCGGACCAAATACCTTTTCTTATTGTTTTTTCTTCCTTTGACCCTTCCAGATCGCGGGACTTCTTGACAGCAGTTTCATTTTCGACCAGATCGACACGCTTTTCGATTGTGTCAACGGCACTTTTGATATTCTCAACTGCTTTGCTGAGTGAGTCATGCTTCTCAGCCAATTCTGTGATGCGAGCGTCTATAGTCTTGCTGAGTTCTTCAACACTATTCTTTGTCTCTTCTGCGCTCTTGGTTAAATTATCTCCGAAGAAAGTCTTAAGTTCGTCCAACATTTTCACAAAGTCGGGCTCTTCTACTTCAACATCGGAGATTGCAGTTTTTTCTAAGTCTGTTTCTTCAATTGACTTTTCAATTTCAACTTCTTCTTCAGATACTTCTGTTGGATCAACGCCTTCTTCTGCTTCAACAGCGCCTGCTGCGTCTAATGCTCCTCCAACAATCCGATTCTTTTCTACTTCATTTTCTAAGTCAATGTCTTCATTCTTTTCAATTTCCATATTTTCTACTGCACCTCCTTCAATATTGGTTTCGTCATCTGCCTGCTCTGCTACTTTATTCGTTGGCCCAGGCAATGCATCTATTTTTCTCAAGGTACTCATCTTGTGGCCCACACGAACATCTGATGGCTCGTAGCCATCTCCTGACTTTCGGTAAACTCTGATAAGTACTGCTGGGTCATCTTCTTCAGCAGTTATTGTTACATCTGCACCTGGAACGTTTATAGACCCAGAAGTTTTGATACTTTGAATTTTACCTCTAGCAGTTCCTCCGCTAGAATTCCAAGAAACAAAGTCTCCAGTCTTGAGAGATCCTGGGGCTGCTTTAATAATATGTCTATCCACAGCCTTACCAATTTCTTCATTTTTAGCAACGTCATTTGACTCTACCCATCCAATGTTTGTCATGCTTGTTTCGCAAATTAAACATTGTGAGGAGTCAGAATCTTTTGCTATAGCAATCTGATCATTTTCACACCAGAAAATATTGTCCATCTTTAAGTCTACGGCAATTCCAGTAACTGAGTTTCCGTCATCGCTTTTTTGAATAGCAAAAACATTTGCTAATTGGTTTGCGGGGCTATCAACTAATGATAGTTCAACAAGTTCATACTCTTTAATGACTCTAATCATATCGTCACCCTTTTGAACTTGATCTACTTTAGTGATGTTGCCTCCGATGGAAAAGCCAGCAAGGGTGCCATCAAGAACCTTTTCCCAGGTATCTTGGGCACCCTTAGAAACATAAGTATCTACAAATACTCCGCGATAGGTTTGACCAGTTTCTTTATCAAAAAACTGCTCTTCTCTGAAGTTAGTTACTTTTCCTACTGCAATAGGCTGATGCATTTCTCTTAAATTGCCACGAAATTGATCGAATGCTTTGAGAGATGCATCGGTATCAACAATGTCTCTATGCCTATCAACATTGTCTAATGTGGCGAATCCTGATACTATTCTACGCTCTTCATCAACTTTGAAAAACGGAACAGACAGGCTAATCCTATCGCCGTCACTATGCCAGTAAGACTTATTAATTTCCATCTTAAGTAAATGTTATCAAGTATTTCAAATAATACAAAAACTTTTCAACAATTATTCCACAACTCTACCCTCGCCCTGTGGATTTCTTGCCTCTCCACTAGAGTCTGGTGAATTGTTTTGTCTTTGCTGATCTCTGTTCCTATTTCTTGTTGCTTGTGTGTTTTGCTCTGCTCTTGCCTGGGCATTTAGAACTATTGGAGTATCACCGCCGTCAAGTGCTGGTAGACCCTTTCTTGAGCGAACTTCGTTTGGAACGATTACCTGCATTCTAAGATATCTTTCATCAATCTTAGATTGAGTATCTTCATCTGTAAGAGTCAGTTCATTAAACTTAAGAGTAAACATATCTGTGAACTCTTTAACAAGTTTATTAATCTTCTTCTGGAAATAATCTTGAGTTGGTCTTGTAACTTGCTCTTTAAAGTTCTTATCGGCATCTCTCGCAGCAGCAAGCGCTACTCCCTGCCCCATGGAAACCTTAGTTACTGGAACTCTGTGGGCCATAAGGATTTCATCTCTATTCTCAATCCTATAGTTTCTGAAAGATGAGTCTTGAATTCCCGCCTCTACGGGCTCCATCTTAAACTCTACCTTTGACTGACCATCATCAGCAGGAAGTGGAATATACAAAGATCTATGGTTCTTTCCTTTTAGTCCTGTCTGGAAGAACTCTAGTAACTTTCTTTGAGATTCATCAGAAAGTTTTGCACCCTTAACAACTACAATGTACCTAGGAACGGCTTTATTCTCAAAGTAGTCCAGGTTAAACTTAGAGGCAAACTCATCGCCAGCCAATGCTGAGAGTGCGGGGATTATGTCTGGGACTCCATAGTAGTTATTTGTTGGAGTATATTTCTTAAAATGAATAACTTCATTTGGCCTTGAATCATTGCCTACTGGATCTGTACTTTCACGATCTCCATAATTTCTAAAGTAAACAATCTTGTTGTTGACTATCTGAATAAATCCATCTCTATTTCTGCGAACACGCATATTGGATGCTGGGATATGTCCAACATATCCTATTGTACCGTCAACTTTTCTGCCAATTTCCATATATCCATTGCCAGTTGCCTCATAATCAACATCTATTTTTTTCATCGTTTCGGTAAAACTCTCATCTTCATTTAAAGAGTCTATTACCTCATACATTCTAGACTTACCTCTGGAAATTTTTCTTCTTAAGAAATTTATTTTTTCTGTGTCAGAATCATCGATTTCTTCCAACTTTTCTTTAGTTTCTGAAGTTTCAATAAAATCGTATCCAAGGCCTACTGTGTTAGAAACCTTGGCGTCTACTGCGGCATGGTGGGGGGAAGAAACTTCATAAATTCTTGCAAGGTAGTCCATGTTATAGGGCGGCTCAACGACCTCAAACATTACATATCCAGTTGCGTCTGGGTCTTCAATCTTCTTAGATTTTACGCCAGATACTCCCTGGTGAAACTTTTGTAATTGCCTAGTATTCTTTCTTTTAAAGGAAGGTGATAGACCATCATATTTATTGATAGTCTCCATACTCTCTAGGAATGGGTCGGATGATGATTCAGAAGAGTATGTAAAAAAGTCATTAGATGAAACTACATTAACTTCAGAAGATGAGTCTTCTATATATTCTGTCATCTTAATCCCTTATTGTTTGACATAAGTTCATCTCTTGCAGCGCCATAGTCAAGTTCATCTGGGATAAGTCCCCACTCCATGCGCTGCTTCTGATATTCGTATTCTTCATCTGTTACTCTTCTATTTCCTGCTAGAAAAACTGGTCGCCCTTCATTAATACCAAAGGACTTAACCGCGTCACGGAGAAGTTTAATCTTTTCTTGGTCTCCTTGTTTCGCTGGTATGTTTAAAAAGTTTTTTTCATCATCAGCGACAAGCGCCCCGTCTGGCATTTCCCATAGATAGAGGCCGTAGTCAGTTTCTTGGACCTCTGTTATTTTAGTTTTTCCCATATGACTATGATACCATTTTTTTAACCTAAACTACAAAAATGGGCTGC